TATCAGTGCCTGTACAGGGGAAATTTCAATATTAAATATATGTTTACACACAAAAGAAAAATACTCCGGACGTGTCATCAGCCACGCCAGAGTTTCGGTTACTTTAGTTTTATCATCTCCTGCTAGTTCATAGGCATACTCAAGAGGATTAAATAGTCCATCTTCTTCAACTTCTATGCCTAGCCATGCATCTCTAAGCTTCTGTTCTATATCGCTCATAAATTCTCTTCATTAATGATAAAGCGGCCTTATTTGCAAAATATTTACTTCCTGCAAATATAATATTGACATTATACTTTATTTGAATTTCCATAATTACCTTTAATAAGTACTTACCAGTGATCTTGCTCTGCTTTTGTAGCTTTTCATTAGGTCTATGGAATGGATACTCGATTAAATCCTTCATTTGAAACTCGCAAATAATAAAAGCGTGAGGATATTGTTGCATTCTTATTAATTCTCTAGCAAACCTATCATAATCTCGCCCCAAATTGCCAGCCAACTCCTCTATACACCCTTTTCTTTCAATGACTAGCTTGTCTTCCATGCCTTTTACGGTATAGTCACCCGTTTTTAAGGTTCCAAGCTCTTCCGCGACAGTGTGTTCATAGTGGAACTCCCAAGGAGTCTGCTCTCTAGTATCTCTAATGATTGTAAAGTCAGGTTTTTTTTCCATTTTTTTGTACCAATGCTAAAAATAAACTTTGAAAGTGTACTTCTTTGCCAGTAATATCCTTGTGACACGACTTGCAAAGTGTAATTCCGTTCATAGGATCAAATCTGAGTGTAGATGCATTAGCCCAAGTCATAATATGATGCACTTCAAGGCTCTTGCGTATACGAGATTTGCACATTTGACATGTAAACTTATCTCTTTTTAATACTTTAGAACGAAATTCCTTGTAAAGAGGGTCTTGATAGTCTCGCTTCTTCCACGTCATGCTCTACCATTCTTTCTACGAGTTTATAGAAGGATATTTCTGGAGACCAGTTTAATTTTTCGTAAGCTTTCTTAGGGCTTCCTCGAAGAAATTCAACTTCAGCAGGGCGATAAAATTTAGGATCAATAACTACATATTTTTCCCAGTCTAAATCATAGTGGGAAAATGCAATTTCTAAAAATTCTTTAATAGTATATGTATTACCAGTAGCAACAACATAATCATCTGGGGTTTCTTGCTGGAGCATTAACCACATAGCCTTGACGTAATCTTCTGCATGGCCCCAATCACGATGGGCATCGAGGTTGCCAAGGTGCAACTTAGGGAATTTTTTATCTTTTTCGCTTGCTATAAATTCCCCCAGCCATTTAGTGATCTTACGGGTTACAAAATTTTCGCCCCTTCTCTCACTCTCATGGTTAAAAAGTATTCCAGAACATGCAAAAATATTATAAGAGTCTCTATAATTACGAACTAAGTGATGTGCCGCAAGTTTAGCAATGGCATAAGGTGATTGTGGATAGAATGGGGTTTCCTCGTTTTGAAACCTTATCGGGTCTTCGCCAAGATCATTATATACGGTTGTGTAATTTTTCCCAAACATTTCACTTGAACTTGCTTGATAAAACTTTGTCCCCGTGCTACAATTTCTTATAGCCTCAAGACAGTTCAAAACCCCCTTCGCCGTCACGTCCCACGTTGTACCGGGCTGGTCAAAAGAAGTTTTAACGTGTGACTGTGCGCCAAGGTTATAAAACTCATCTACTTCATAATCATTCAATAAACGATAGAGAAAGCCCTCATCTGTCAAGTCGCCCTCAACAAGATGAAATTTTTTATGTGCTACGCAATTAGCAAGTCTAGAAAAATTAGGTTGGGAGGTTCTGCGATATACGCCGATTACCTCATACTTCTTTGCTAATAGGAACTCAGAGATATAACTCCCATCTTGCCCCGTAATGCCCGTTACAACTGCTCTTTTAACCATTCGTTTGTTTCCTCTCATTTTTTATCCTTCTACGGTTTCGGGGGTTAAGAAGGGTTGATCTGTAATCCCGTCCTCATAAGTGTGGGCTTTGGCCAATCTTGATCGCTCTGCATCCATTGCTAGTCGCATCTTTTCCATCTCTATACCTGCGCTTTTTCTAAAATCCCCATCTAAGATGATTTTTTTAATTAAAGAGGCGAAGGTTGTCTTGCTGTCTTCGATAGCTTTAATCCGCTGCTCTCTTGTGCCTTTTAGGTCTTTTATCATGGCGGATTTTTTTGTTTGTAAATCTTTGTAGTCTCTGGAAATTGCTTCTTGGGATGCCCGTAACACTGCACACTGACGTTCCAAGTTTGTTACCAAATCCCAGTCAATCAACTCTTTGTTCTGGTTTTTTTCTTCTATAATAACCTGTTCTAAGTTGGATAAGGTTTTAATATTATCATTTTGCGACTTTAAACTTCTATTCATAAGAATTTCAAGTTTAATAGTATCGACGATTTGAATTTCTTCAGTGTGGAAAACATCATCACGAAATTGTGACCACATCTTCTTCCAGTGGAATATAAACATCTCTAGCTCATCTTCACTGAATTGTCCTTCAAGGTCGTACCAGTAGGCTTTGCCCTTAAGTTCGTTAAGGGCTTCCACCTCTTTCTTATCGCTTGCATTTATACCAATATTTTGCTTTATCCAAAGAAGGACAGATTTAGCATCCCTATCTAAAATAGTAGCGATATTTTCATAAGACACAGTTTTAATATTGTCTTTGATATATCTCTGTTCAGACAGGTCTAATCTACCCTTACGCATAAAAAATCTCCAAGATATTCTTAAGTTCACTAACTAAGTTTAACTTCTTAGTCTTGGTGAGTGTTTGGTCATTTTTGAAACGTAGAAAGTCGCCCCTTAGATTAGCAGGAAGATGATTATCTATATAGTCGTGTAATTCCCGCTCTTCTAAGTTACTAGAACACTCTGAATTGACAACAAGATACTTAATGTTATCAATACTAGAAGCGTCCAATAGTTTCTTTTTGCCGTTTTGAATTTCTTGAGCGCGCCCCTCATCTGGGCGATAGTAGTTATCCCTTTTGAAATTCTTTAAGCGGTTTTTTATATGAATCGAAAGAAAGTTCTCAAGGGGGCGAACTTCGTCATAACGGTTCATGGCTTCCATGCCGATAATGAACGCTTCTTGAACGATGTCGTCTTCTTCATAATTCGGAAAAGTGAACTTACTCGCCAGACGCCGGGATACTAGTGCTATCGTCGATATTACCTGTTCCTCTGTCATGTTCTGGGGAATTTTCATTTTTAGCACTTTCCTTTTTTTGCTTCACTGGTATAATAGGGTCAGGGATGGAGAGATCGGCGGCTACACTTTTTTGCAAGTCTGCGGTTTCTCTCATTAAAATTTCAACCGGAATAATAGGTCTCATCAAAATACACTGCCTTTCTTAACTATATAAAGAAAACCTTATGCACAATACAACAATACTTAATAGTAACTATACACATTTAACTGTAGTAAGTTGGAAAAGAGGGCTAAGGCTTCTCATGGCCGAAAAGGTTATTCCCCTTGATTTCTATGAGGACTACACTCTTTTAAGTGCCGGGGGAGAAGCGTTTGCAGTTCCAAAAACTGTTGTACTTAAGAAGTATGTCAAATTACCCGATAGAATGTATCGACCTAATCGTAGGAATATCTTCTTACGTGATAATTATAGCTGCGCATACTGCAAAAGACAACTAGAAACTTGTGAATTATCTATTGATCATATCATGCCTAAAAGCAGAGGGGGAAAAGAGACATGGGACAATCTTGTAACTTCATGCAAAAACTGCAACTGCCTGAAGGGGGACAGAACCCCAGAAGAGGCAGGAATGACTCTATGGCTAAAATAGAACGCAATATAATGGGGTATCTTCTTGAGTTATTCATTATGGACGAAGTTGTAATTAAGAGGGGGGATCTGAGGAAATGGGGAGTGGACGAGAGTGTGGCAAGTTTGGTGCTGGGGGACTTTAGTCAAATTATTGTGGAAGAAGAATTGGTACGAGTTGAGTACTCTGACTATATAGGGTGATACTTTTTTATTTTTGAGTGTTAATTGTGTAAGACTCACCCCGCCGAAATCCCCCACAAATGTCATGGGGTCAGCTAAACAAAAAACCACCACCCCCCCCTCACACAAGTGTAATAGGACAGTGGTGTCTGGTTAGTCAGTATTTTACCTATCCCTCCTAAACGGCTCAAACATCATATTCGCTACCATCAACGCATACACCCCAACCGGACACCCCATCACGACTACCATCATCACGTAATTGTTCATCTATCACCTTACCTTTCTCTATATATTGTATCGACATATCTGGCCGATTACAATAGCAAAAAGCGAAAAAAGTATTTTGAGAATCTTTGAAAATAGATGGTGAATAATCTTGACGATAGGCCAGCGATGTGCTATATTATATATGTGAGATATGAGTGACGGACACCTAACACAGGGGGCTTGATATGAGCGATTTTCTGAACGACATGCAATGCGACGAACTAATCAACGGTCAATCTTTCGATGGTCAATACGTACCTACTGAACAGGATCTTGCCGATATGAATCAAGCATGGGGAACCGATATGAGTAGCTATGTGACGGATTGCGATTATTGTGGCGAAATTGCCATGTGCTTTAATGACGAGTATGGTGGTACGTGCTGTAATGCATGTGCGGCCAATCAAGCCGAAATGACGGCTGTAGTAGATGCGAGTTGTGAGGATGATTACATCGAAACGGAATCCGATGTATATCAAGACTCGTCATATGACGACGAACCTAATGGGTGGAGCGATCACCTAGAGGGGTATGGATGTGACGACTAATGTAAGAGGGGCTTAAATGCCCCTCTTTTTTATAACTATCATATCAACATATATACATATGTGATTAAATACAATTGATATAACTCCTTATGTAGACCGGACTTATGGCGACATCCGCCCCCCTTCGCCCCCCGCCGTAAGTTCGGTAACAGTAAGCACTTATGAAATGCAATTGCATTATAATGTAATACAATTGTAATACGATAGCATTATCTAATTAGTGTACAAATACAACTGTAATAGGACATATGGCTCTGATTAGTGTACAAAAAAACTTTCGAAAATCTTTCAAAATAGTTGAGAATTCTCTAGGCAATGGTCGATATATATGGTATCCTATACGTATAAGAGATAGATGACAGTAACCAACACAAAGGGCAGAATGATGAAGAACTCAACAACCAACGCAACGAACATGACAAACAACAACGCCCAAATCGTCGTTTGCCCAAAGGGTGAATTCAACGTAGTTTATACCGCCCTAGGTATGAACGTCTACACGAACAACCTAGCCGATGCAATCGAGTTGTTTAACCTAGTCAACATTGAGGGCTTGGAAGTCGCTGAACTAAAAGCCCTAGGTTTCGGTTGGTAATAACCTGAAAGGATCGAATCATGAACGTGAAATACTCAAACAAAGTGGTAGTCAAAAAAGCCTTTGAAATTCCGGCAGGGGAATTTCTGTATCAAATGCAGCCTATCAAATTCAGTGTAGGCACTGTACTTTGGAAG